GGTTCTCATATCTGGCAGCTAGTATGCCAGATTATCGGGAACTTTCTTTTAAAACCTCAATGTTGTCTTTATACAATCGCACCCTCCGCCGCCATATCCTCCACAAGATCTGCGATGGCATCGCCCGTACACTGAAATTCTGTTGCACTGAATGGCACACCGCCGGCTGCCTGCGGCCATACTGCTGCTGTGTGGTCAATATAATAAGGTGCAAAACCTGCGGCCTCTAATTCCTTTGCAGATAAGCCCTTGGTCAGCTGACGCACGATGGCACCAATCATTTCAAGGTGTGCCAGTTCATTTGCTCATTAATGTTGTATATTAAAATATATTCCAACGCTACCTTATTTATATAGTGTTGAAATTGATGTACAGTACTTTGCCAAAGTACTAGGTGCTATAGTACTTTCCAGGCAGTACTTTCTTTTGCAATATATAAGGAGCAGCCTCTTCTGCTCCTTAACCTTTTTTATATTCTATTATGTCTCCCGGTTGTTTTCCCAAGATCTCACACACCTTATCCAGCGTGTTGATTCCTATTGGTTCTCCATCTCTTAATTTTTTTAAAGTTGTCTGGCTCATTACTTTTTCTTTTCGGATCCTGTACGTTGTGTAGCCCGCATCTTCCAATTCTTTTTGTAGATTAATCTTGTATACTATCATCTTATTAATCCTCTTCGCCGTATTCGTCGTTTATGCATTCCTCAACTTCTTCGGCCGTAAACATGCCTCCATAGCAAATGGCCATGCAATTAAAATCCGTGTCGCATATTATTTCTCTTGCCCTATCACTCAAATCCAAACCATCCAAATAGTCGGCCGTCATTTGATTAAGCTTTTTTAAATCGTCGCCCCCGCGTTTCGTGATCTCGTTTATCTCGCTTCTTGTATATTCTGTGTACTCTTTCATAATGTTCTCCTCTCTTTAAGCGGGAATACTTTTTAGTCATTCCCGCTTTCCATTCTCTTTCTTTTTTGCATTTTTGTACGTTTCCTCGTACCACTCCAAAAAATCCCCGTATAAATGCCTTTCTGCTTCTTTTCTCGCGTTTGCCGCATCTTTAACGCTGTCAAACGTGCCCAACCAATACACCTTTTTTTGGAATGTAATTGCCGCTCCCCATTTTCCGTTGGCTCTACGGACGCCAATAACACCAGATGTATTATCTGTTCTAATTTTTTTCCCATATAAAGCAATGGATACCTTAGTATGCTTTTCCTTTTCTATTTCTCCGGAACAACCGCAAGATCGTCTCCATTCAAGGTCTGTTGCCGTGCACTCAATTACATTTCCGCAATCGCATTTGCAGATGCAGTGCAACCCGCCCTCCTTTGAGATCCCGGTCACTTTTAGCATACCCCTGCGCTTCCCAATTAAGTTATAAGATGCAATGCATCCGCAATTCGTACTCCTTCCGCTTATCAGGTTGTAAGCAGAAACCTGTTTTACGGTACCGCACTTACATTCGCATTCCCACATTTGGATATTATTTATACGTTCGCCTTTTTTTAAAACTTTCCAAAATCCAAATTGCTTCTCAGTAAGGTCCTGGGAAGCAATTGTATTTTCTCCGCGCCTTCTGGATAATTGCTCTTTTCTTTTTTCTTTTGTGCATTTTTCGCACATCGTCGTGTTGCTACAGGAATTTAAACGCTTTGCAGACACTTCTCTTGTGCCACCACATAGATCACATAGACATTCCCAAACTGCATATTTATTTTTAATCCCCACTATTTTCTGTGGAATCAAATGCCCGAAATGCTGTCCTTGTATATTTTTCACACGGCTTCCGTTAAAACGAATATATTCGTCCATTATGACATCCACACATCTTCGATAGCGTTCTCCTGGTTCACTTTAATTAAAAACTGTGTGGATTCCGGAGCGTCAATATATGCTATATAATCATATCCGTTATTGTTGCTCTCTCCCACATATACGTTTGTTTCTCCACCTTCCTCGAAATCTTCAAACGCACATACAACATCGTCAAAATCCATTTCTTTTCCGATCATTGCCTTTAAATTGTTTAATACCTCATTTGCTGTCATAGTTTTTTCCTCCTTGGCTTTCGCCTCTTCGTTATCTCTTTGCTATGGTTATAATGTACACCATTTTCGTGCATATGTCAACACCTTTTTCGTGCATATTTTTATTTTTTGTAATAAAATAAGGGCGGTCGCATTGACCGCCCTTGTTTGTCGTATTCCCATTCCCTTTTAATTATAAATTCTTTTCGATGCAATCAACTATAAATTATAGCTTGTCCAAAAACTCTTTCTTCCACTTTTTATCGTCCACCCAATATGCCGGACATGGCTTTCCGGTCACATCAAAGTGTCGGATTACGTGTGCCTTGTCGATGTTATATTTCTTCATCAGCTTGCGAGTAAGTTTAAGCGCATTCTGAATCGTTGCTGCTGATGCTCCAGCTTTTCCGTCTCTTACGGTATCACACAATTCGATGTTGATCGAGTTGGCATTGGTGCAAAGTCCATACTTTTTGCCTCCACCTGTCTTTCCACAGTTCGGATATTTCTTGCCACCAACGGACCAAGCAATGTTTTTAAGCGGCACCGACTTCGTGTAGGAATCATCATCGACGAAATAATGAGCCGATGCCTTAACCACGTTGTTGTGGAAATATTTGGCGTTCGACTCATCGTGATCTCCGTCGTTAGCGGTGTAATGGATAACGATGTACTTAATAGAGGAAAGACTACGCTTTCCACCATAGTTCTTAGGATTCGCAAATAAAGTCTTTGCGATTGCCTTAATCACTTTCTTAATTGCCATATCTTATTCCTCCTCTACCTCTGGAATACCCGCTACAGATGTAAGTAAAGATACCACACCGGCTACAATTGCAGATGATACGACCAGCTTCCAATCCACTGACGATACTACAGCGGCAGTACCGATCACTGCAACAGCGGTCTGTGCCATTGTTTTCACAGCACGGATTCCAGCGGCTTTGAACCATTTAACAGTGTCTACGTTTGCTTTAAATACACAATTCTTCATATTAATTACCTCTTCTTCCTTATTTGATATATTGAGCAATCATCGAAACCAAACCAATAGCAAGAGCCGTGGAAATCGTACTGATGATTGCAGTTATAGCGACTGACTTATATTTTTTTACATCTTCTGCCGGTGCGCGTTCCATAACATCGACGCGAGCATCCATGCTATCAATCTTCTCATCCAAGGCGCACACATTCTCGTTAGTATGTTTTACTTCCTCGACCAACTGCACCATCGTTTCGCTCATTGTATGTATCTCCTCAACGATTGGTTCCAGTTTATCGATTCTGTGTGTATTCGATTTAGAGCGCGCTTCAACTCTGGTAAGCCGACGCTCGTTATAAGTTTTAGACCACATGATTTTCACTCCTTCTGAAGCTTCCTAACTATATTGTAATGGATGCCAAGATTGATTTTGTACCAATTTAAAAGGGCATCCAAAGATGCCCTTACTCTGTCTGCTCTGCCTTTTTAATTTCTGCCCGCACCTGTTCGCGCCAGCGTTCTGGCACCTCATCAATCGTCATTTTCTTGTCTATAAGAATACGTCTTACATAGAATTTAACCATTATGCTTCACCTCCTGCTACCATATCTGCAAGATCCTGAATTGCTCCGGCATTGGACTCATGCCCTGCTTTCAACTCATCAATTGCTTTCTCCATCTCCGTCTTTGTGCGAAGACTTACGGTCACAGTGTATGTACCATCCTCTGCGCCTTCCTCTCCCATATTCGGCATATATGAGAATCCTTCATACTTAAGATTCTCATACTCTCCAGAAGCCTGATCATTGTGTGTAAATGTGACCTTTGAGATGTTCTCTTCCGAGAAGGCATCTGTGATTGACTTGATTCCATCAAAGTCTTTCGACTGAATCTGAATATTGCCGAGACTCGCTCCTTCGGCAATTTCAAATTCTGTTTTGTTTTTCAAAATTATTTTATCCATGTTTTTAATTCCTTTCTATAAAAATGATTTATAAGTTACGTTCGAATATTTGTTCGATATATTTTCTTAAACGGCAGGTTTGTATATGCAAAACTAATACACACAAACACGGCTGTGCTGATAGCAGAGGACATATATACACTTGGCGTAGCAATAGGCTTTGTCAGGAAAGTTGACCTCAATTATGCGTGGACTGGTTGGACTACAATAATTCAAGCAACAAGTTAATCCATTTACAGTATTTGTTTATATGTTATTCGCAAGATCAACACTGCACACAATTACTTCCCCATCAGATGTTTCAGGGACAATTTTGCACTTACTATAGGCTTTTGCAGAGATAATAATTTTGGTCATTGGAATATTCAACAATGTATATGTTCCATTATCATACCCTTTACTGAATACATCAAAATACAAAATATTAGATTTTCTAACAACTCTAACTTTTGCTAAATTAAGTGTTCCAATACCTGAACTAGAAATTTTGGCTTTGTCAGAATGTACAAGAACTATTTTTACTTTGTGAAAACACCCAACTTGACTGTTCCATATTTGGTTTATTAAAATTTCTATAAAATTTGAACCTGCACCTTCAGCACCAGCTTCGGAGTTAAAAATAATTTCTGCAAATCTATACCAACCCATACCCAATCTGCCGATGGAAAAATCAGTGTATAGTTTAATGCCAGCAGATGGGTTTAATGCACTTATATCATTTTTAGTAGCGACATTTTTTAAACTGCCGTTTAAATCACTTAACTGTTTCGCCAGCGTGCCATCTATATTTGGATTAGCCTGCCGCGCATCAAGTGCAAATCCTTCCTCTGTCGTAATCTGGTTGTTTACGATACTTTCCGGTTGCAGTGCGCTTCCGATTTTATCCTTTAATGTATCTGCCAACTTTATGACGTTTTTCGCTTCGTCCAATGTGATTGTGGTTCCATCCAGATTGATGGAGAGTGTTCCACTTTTATCTGTAACAAATTCCTTCCCATATTTTGGTTTATTGGTCAAATCCTCATAGCTTCCTGTAAACGCCACCATTTTAAGGTCCGTAAAGAATTTTGCAATCTTCCCAAGAATTTTCTGCATTTTTTCCTTGGGCACTATATTTTCCCTTTTATCCGCCACTGCAAACTCTGGGTTTGCAATTTCTTCGATTTTATCTTCTCTCGACTTTATTTCCGAATCGATTTTATCAAGATTTTCGTTCCAGTCTGCTAACTTGAAGAACTCTGAAACCTCTGGTTTTTTTAATCCATAGTTTTTTGTTTGGTTCATTCTAATACCTCCTCTCTCAAGTTTTTATATGTATATTTCTGTAACTCTTCATATGTATATTTTTGAAGTATTTCATAGGTGTTGTACATTATTATTACTTTTAATGTAATATTAAGTGGGAGGTAACTCTCCAGCATATTCTCAACTGCATCTATCATTTTCTTTGATTTTAATGCCACTTTTACCACCATATAAGTTCTGTTCTGGTTGATTTCCATGCTGTATCCATTCGGGCACAATATATTCAATCGACTTATTATTACCCGATATGTATACGGCAATTTTTCCAAGTTTTTTGCTTTTACGCGCAATCGTCGATCATCCAGAGTATCATCATCCTGCACCGGAAGTTTGAGGAACCGTTCCCAGTCTTTTGTATTCTCTTCCGACATTGTGTCCAGAATAATGTTTCCTTCTAACTGTTCAATTGCCTCCTCTATTTCTGCTGCTTGCTTATCATTAATACTGTATATTTGTGCAATATCCGGAATCTGTGTAATAATTTTTGGCGCATCAAACAATTGTCACACCTCCAAACGTTGGTATTTGCATGTAATCCAATGTTATATTTTCTGTTTGACCATTTAGCGTAGTATCCGCAATGTCAACAACTCCCTCTACTGACAATAACCTTGCTTCAATTTGATTGATTCTTACATACTCTGGATTAAGTCCAGTGCTTTCCCACCCTTGTCGTAATTTCAGCAAATAGTCCTGTACTGCTGCATCTATTGCGCTCTTTGATGTATCGGTGGAATATCCAGAGTCCCATATAATCTTTGTTGACACTTCTATCGTCACTGCTTCTACTGGTAAAATAAGCACCTCATGGCAGATTGGTGCCAGACCATCTCCTTCTCCATGGCTCTGCTCTGGATCGATAGCTGTCTGTACATCTGTTACCACTTTCTGTGATGGTACGTCAAACGCTGATCCTATAATGTGTATCTTTATCCACTGGCTGTCTTTTTCTCTTCTTTTTGGCTTGCATCCTCCTACACCTTCCAATGCATTTACCTTTTTTCTATAGTCGGCTTTATTTCCTCCGAATGCCTCACTATCAAATGTTTCGTTAACTCTCGTCCTGAAAGTTTCTACGTCTTCATCTTCTGTTCCTTTTACAAGTACTTCTGTGATATCACCGCCTTCGTAATTATCCACATAATCTACCGGTTGTAGTGTTCCAGTTGTCTGATTTGCTTCAACTCCCTCCGTATCACATACAAGCTTATATTCAAACTCTTCGATTTGTTCTGTTACTGTGTAAGTGTAATCGCCACACGTAAACTGTTGTCCAATTTCAATTTCTTGCTTAAATTTAGCTTTCACGATCGGTGCTGTTGCATATTTATAATCAAGTCCACGCTGTGTTTTGGCAAAATTAATCAAATGCTCTAAATCCATCGTGTCAGGTGTCATATTGCTGTTTATGTTATCAATTTCTCCATAGAAATCCTCTAACTGCTCTGCAGTCTTTGCACACGCATTGTATGCAAGTGACCCTTCATCCACAGCAACATCATTTCCAAACTCTGCCAACATATCGCTCATTATAGATTCATAGTTTTTATCTTCATACATTTATGCTTGCCTCCCCGTATGTTGTTAATACTGTAAAGCTTGCTGTAAGTACATCGTTTGTTATATTGCACTCCAAATCATCAATGCCGAGGATATACTCGTTTTGTGACAAAGCATCCTCTATCATTCTTTTTACTTCACTCTCGACATAAGCCTGCGATACATTTTTCCCGATAAGAGTATTCAACTCTGATCCGTGATTCCACGAATACTGCGTATAAAAATAACGATCTGTAGCAAGTGTTATATATATCCATTGCTCGATTGCCTTTAATCCCGTGATCGTTCGACCTGTCAGTTTTCCGGTCGTAAAATCTATCTCATATTCTTTCGGTTCTTTTTCTTCCTGTTCTGTGTCGATTTCATCATCATCTAAATCAAACGGAAACATCTAGGCTCACCACCTTCTCTATTATTACGTACTTTTCCTCGCTAACCGGATACAATAGCACTATGTCCCCAGCTTTAAGTGGATTGTGTACTGTAGCTCTTTGCTTTTCCATCCACACCTTGGTAGTTGTTTCCTTATTATTCATGTAAGAAGTGACAGCGTCCAATGTAATATCTACCTTGTACCCGTTTGTAAGATGCTCGGAAATATAAAGATCCTCCGCTTCAAGAACATTGCCCCCTATTTGGCACTGGTTTTGTGATATCATTTCTCCCAGAGTCAATGCCGGGGTATTCTTTTTTGCTCCCTGTTCTCGTATTATTTTTATAATTTTTTCATACGGCGTCATATTTTACCTCCAACACTTCTTGCATTTTTGATATTTAGGCTTTCCTTTGTTCTTTCCGCGCTTATTCACAATTTTAAGCACTGCTGCAACTGTAGTTTTTCTTGGATTCTTTCCAGCCAATGCACTACATGAAGGTGTTGAATGATATGCTGTTGTGTCCTCCAAATAATAAGCAACCGCATTGCTGCTGTGTGTCTTTTTCTTTGCTGATGATTTCTTTTCTGATTCTGTATCAGCTCCTTCTTCCATAGAATTTCTCCATGCGAGATCCAACTGCATGGTATGTACTCCATTTTCAAAGGTGTGTGTGTCGCTCGTTATGTAAAATTTTCCATACAACCCTGTAGCCTTGTCATAAATAACAATACTTCTTCCTGCTATTGCTCCAATCTTTCCTATTGCTTCGACAGATGCTTCTTTGGTTATCCCAACCATCATCGCCTCCGCCTCTTTTTTCGCATTCACTCCTTTTTCTTTTGTGTATGTCGATTGATAAATACCATATTTTTGAGCAAGTGACTTTTTCTCTACAACTCCAAGTTGTTTTTTCTTATCGTTGTAGATTCTTACCAGGTTGACCATATTGTCAGTTGTGTCCGTGTAGGATGCATCTGTTATGTCTTTTCCTTGATCAAGTGTCACTTTCGAATCCTTGCCTTTAATTATCACGGAAAACTTTTTTCCATCCATTACCGGCATGTACTTTTTCTTTGTTGTAGCCATTGCCTTTCGATAAGCTTTTACGATAATGTCATAGATGCACTGATCATCAAATATCAGCTTCGGAATATTTACCCCTGTGCTGGCAAGGTTGCTGTACTTTATTCCAGCTTCCTTGCATAATTGTTTTGTGATTTGCTCCGGTGTTCTATTCCGAAAAATTCTCGATGTGTTAGATCGAAGCAAATAGTGCATAAAATCTTTTGCTGTATACGATGTCGTTCCTATCGCTGCTGTCTTTTCTCTGCTTGTAACAACTCCAACAAACAAAGTATTTTTGCCATCATGCAAACTAACCAAATCACCAAGCTTAATTGCTACATTCTTAAAATGTTTATCGTAATGATTGGTCGGAATCGTAAAAACAATCTGTCTTGACGCCTGTGTATCCGTTCCGCTCCACTCTACTCTCTCAAAATTCAATTGTTTTTTGTCCCATTTAAGCTTAATCACTTGATCACCACCTTGTATCCGATAAGTGCCACTGTTTCTTTTGCTTTAGGATGTTTTTTCTTAGCCTTATGAATTGTTGTTGCATTGTTTTTTCTCACCTTTTTCCATGTAGAAGAAGAGCCCATGCACTTTTTTACAACTTTTGACCATGTGTCACCTTTCTTCCATGTATATGTGGTCACTTTTGACTTTGTGCTTATTCTCTTTGCCGCAACCACATCCCTGTATTCCTTTAGGACCATGGTGTATTTCACGTCGCCTGACCGGTCCGCTTCTCCGTGGCTAAAACTTTCGATTGTGCAAAACATATTTACATCCGTTTCCGTTATGATCAGATGTATTGTTGTGTTTTTCTCGTAAAGTTTTGTTATTTTTTTGCAATAATATCCATAAGGATCATGATATTTTCCGTGCCGGAAGCTATATTTTTGAGCTGGAAAAAAGGACTCCAGCGTAATGCTGTAAAGTCCTCTTTTTCCTTTCATGTTAATCTCTCCTAAGTTATGCACATATATTGATTGATTATTTTGTGTTCCGGATATTTCGAACGACTCCGGATTTATGGGAAGCAATATCGATTTTTTATCACTATCCCAGTTCAGGTATATATCCATCTATATCGCCTCCCATATTATCGCCGGCTTTTTCCAATCTGTCAGCAAGCTTATCTACAATCTTGTCAATATCCGCTTCCTCTCTTATTACAATTGTGTCGGCCAGTTTCTGCACTATTAGTGCTGCTCTTCCTTTTCTGCTTCCATCCTGATAGGCCTTCTGTACAGATTTATCATGCGGATATACTCTCGATCCTGAAGGGAGATCAATAATTTCTCCTCCTCTCTCATGTACTTGTACAAGACCGCCCATCCAGTTATTTGTACCTTTGTACAGCTGTGGAATTTTCGGAATGTTGATTGAGAAATTTTTTCCTCCAAGTATCGGAACCCAATCTGGTATCTTAAGTCCCAGTTTGTTAATTCCTGAAATAGCGCCATTAATGATTGCAATAACAGAATTTATAGGAGCTTTGCAAAGCGCAACAAATGAACTGAATACGCCGGAGAATATTTCCTTTACTCC